ATGCCACGCAGCAGTTCGGCCGCGCTCTTCCGCCCGCTCACCACCAGGCTGCATTCGAATCGTGAGATAGAAGCTGGGTTGCCGAATAGATCGGTCGTGGTAAGCGGTGCCGAACAATAGGTCGCCGTCGTTGCGAAACTGGGCAGATTCATCTCGCTCAGAAGCCATCCGGCGCGCCGCAGCACATCCAGAATCACCCACGCCGGGTTATTTGTATACGCTTTGCCCAACGATGTTCCGCCGTCATTGAAGCTTTCCAGCTTCAGCCCGCGCACCAGCACCTGGACCTTTGGAAGCGACGCTCCATTGCTGATCCGGTTCGGCACCACGACGCTCAAAACGGCCATGCTGCCATAAGGGTCACCCAGAGGATTCCCGCTGGCATCGGTAAAGTTCAAATTAAAGGCGCCCGAGCGCGTGCCCGGTGTCACCAGTTTGTACCAACCCGTCGCCGTCATGTCCGCCCCGCTCACACCCTCGGCGATTTCGATGTCATTTACTAGGACAGTAATGATGCTGTCCATCTCGCCCATGCCGAGCAGGGTCTCCATCCGCGTCAGATTTCCGTCGTTACGGGCAAACACCACCGGAGGCTGAAACCATGCCGTTCCATAAACCAACGGCACAAAATCGTTGTAGGCAGCTAAATTGTCGACCAACGGAGACAGATGCGTTCCACTCTCGCCAAAGCTCCTCACCTGGATTTGCGCTGGTACAAATTCAATACCGCCAAATCGGCCGGTTGTTCGGCTCGAATCGTCCTGATTAAACATGCCGCGAGCCTCGCAATTGGCTCGCGAGAAGTCGCATGAGGTATAGGGTGCGCCGCTGTTTAGATTACCCACACCGCCGGTCTGGTCCGGCGAATATCCACAACGGTAAAGCGCCGAAAATTCGCCCTTCGCAGCGCCCGTAACCGCCTCCAGCCTCTGTGCCGCCGTCGCGGGAAATGACCAAGGACAGCGGCGTTCAATGCGAACATCCGGGAGCACAATGCGCTGCAGGTTGAAACGGTTGCTGAAGGTCACGCGAAATGTCGATTCGGTGATTTCGTCCGCGGAATTCCCAACGCCCTTGAACAAGACCCGCGCCTCGGAGACGGGCAGACTCGTCCCGAAATCGAAAAAGACCAACTGGACAGTCAATTGCCCGCCTTTGAAGCCGGTCTCGCGTTCGATCTGCGAAAAGTGGGAGTCGGCGTTGCCAAGCGTCACACTGATCTTCGCGGTGCTGTCCAGTCCATCGTCGGAGGAAGCCCGAAGCTCAAACAGGTTGTGCCGTAGCAGCCTCGCGGCATAATCATTGCTTTCAAACGTTACTGCGTGGGTGCTCCAGCGCTCCACCGCTCCCGTCCGCAATACGCAGTCAAATAAGAACACCGGCGCCGGCGTTGCTTCCTGCTCTTTGAGTTGGTCGATGGTCGGCATCTTGTTAGTTCTCCGCTGCGAGTATTTGCACTACAGCGTCGTAAATATCGGTTCCTTGCGCCTTGATCGTCAGAGAATCGGAAGAAAAGCGAGCCCGTAAATACACGCCTCCCTCAACCCCCGTCCGCTTATAGTCAGACATTCCGGGTTGTGCCTCCACCTGCATTCCAAACAGATCGACGGCGTCACCCGCCTGAAGCAGCACGCCGAAAGTCACGCTGGTGGTCGGCTGGCCCAGGCCGATCGAAAGGCTGAACCGCTTCCAGCTGCCGCTTAGCTGCATCGGTAAAGTAACACTCGCACCCGTCGTCTCCGCGGTCAGCGTAGCGTTCGACCCGCCCAGAGTTCGGGCCCACACGCTGATCGAATACTGAAAATCCCCCGGAACATCCAGAACCTGAGCCACCAACTGCCCCGCATTTCCGGCGTTAGTGACCTGAGTCGCGGCAGTGCCTCCGATTGGATCGGCAATCCCGGTCGTGAGTTGGATGAGAGGACCATTCGTCCACACAGTGTTGCCAAATTCCTCGCTATAAGCGAGTAGATTGCCCGCCGGGTCGAGGAACGTGAACAATCCCCATTGCCCTGCGACCGCGACAAATAGAGCATCAATGGCATCCGCCTCGGCTCGTGTCAAGCCTTTCAGCTGCAAGTCCCACTGAACCATCGCCGCGTCGGAATCCTCGTAGACCACCTTCTGGCCGTCCCCCAGAATATTCATGACTGTCCGGGCCATGTGTCTTTTTTTCAGCGGGTAGAGGCTCGACCCGCCAGTCACCAATTGTGGAAACACGAGCATTTACCTGTTCTCCTTAACTGTGAGTGACGTGACACCACGGCTTAAATCGCGGAACTCCAGGTCCATCGCATCGCTGTCAAAACTGCAGTCTGCATACACGGTGTTGTCCCACGGATCCGTGAAACTAAAGCTTCCGAACCGTCCAGCCTGGCTCAGAAAGAAGATCTCCATCGCGCTAAGCTCTCCCTCATCCAACAAATCGAAGCGGATCGTCCAACGCTTCAGCGGCGTCGTACCCGTGCGGAACCTTTGTTCCAAACCATCGATGAACCGGTACACACTGGTGAAGCACTGCCGGGACCGGTCCGACGGATACTGCGCGACAACGCCTGTTTTGAGCTTCGGGAAATCAGCCATTTATACCTCCCGGATGACATCGTTCAGAACGCTCGATTCCAGCATCGCCTGCCGCACCGCCATTGCAATGTCGTTGCTGTGGTCAAGGAAAGATTGGCTGTCCATCGCCTGCACCTGAACCGTGATCTGCGTCGGCGCGGACGTGGCCGCCCCCGAATCCACCGGTCGCGGCTGGCCACCTTGCGCATAGTCGACGCCAAATGTCTGCCCCGGAGCAGAATCGCTGACCCCGGCGTTGATGTTGACTTTATTCGGCGGGATATATTGCGTCAGCGCCGCTGGTTCACTCGACCCTCCGCCTCCCCCGAACAACGATACGATCCCCGAAATCAGCGGGCTCAGAGCCGAGCCGATTCCAATGGCGCTGGAAAGCGACTGGGCAATCCCGCCCGCCGTGGAACCTCCGCTTTGCGTTTGCTGCGTGGTGTTCTGATCTACTGCCTGCGTATTGTTGGTGGTCGCTTGTGTTTGCGCCTCGCCCGCGGTCTGGAGCTGCAGCAATTGCTGATTCAGTTGCGTGAGCGTTTCCGAGACCTGACTGGAAGCCCCATCCCCCGCCCCCCCCGACGCGAGACTCGCCTCGCCCAATACAGATTGGACCGTTTGTGGCGTTCCGAACAGCGCCGGGTCCAGCAGAGTTTGCGAACTGTTCTTACTGTTGGCCATTTGATTGTTCCCTTTGCCACTCCTGCTCTAACTCGAGAAACGCATCCGCGTCTCGCGCCCATACCTGCCCTGGCCGCCGCACCCCGAAATGCCTACGCGCAAAAAATCGCTCCACGCGTTCGATGCTCTCGGGCGTCACAAAGGACTTGGGACATTCCTCCGCCGTCACGTTCCCACGAATCCAAACCAGCTTCTGCGGTCCTCGCTCCGCCTCAGGAAGAAAGCCGCACCGGCGCTTTCTCTCCAGACCCTGCCGTCTGCACTGCTCGCACGTCCACCCGGCTTGCTCCGAACGCAAAAAGTGGAATGCGACAATCAGTTTTTTCTTTCGACCTGGCTCAGACCGCACTCGGCCTTAATCCTGCCAAGAACCTCCTCCGCCAGCGCGAGCGGGCCGCTTTCGATTAAAGACCCGGGCGTCGCTGCTTCGCCGTCGATCTCCAGTCCGTCTACTTGATCCAATCCCCACTCCAGATAGACCCGCTCAATCTCGCCCTTCAGCAACGTCGCCTCGATCTGCTCACCCGGTGCTCCACTGGCTTGTAAGAATTCAATCTTCCTTCCGAGCTCGCGGATCCGGCGCGCCAGGTCAATCCGGCGTCCCAGCGACACGCGTTTGATACGGAATCGGACGCCCGGCTGTGTCGTCGAGTCGAACCACAGACAGCTCTCGTGACGCGTACCCTCAAGCGAATGCGATGTAGAGCTCGTCATTGACCGATCCTTGTGCGCGGCTGTTTTGAAATTTCCACTGGAGTCTCGTTTCTGCGTCGTCAAACTCGGGCACTTCCGGCACCATTGCCGGCATGTATGCGCCAAAGAGCTGCCCGGCCTGCTCTCCCAGTTGCAACATCACACTGATGGGCGATCTCTGCCGGGCCGCCTGATAGAGGCCCTTGGTCTGGTCGTCGTCTTGCTCGAAAAGCTCGAAGTTCAGCGCTACCGTGCGCTGTCCTCCCGCGATGCATCGCGCCGAATCGCTTCCGAACTCTTTCACTCGCAGGTCAATACCGTTGTCGAGCTGAAGCTCAGCCTTCGTCAGCGTGAAGAACTGAGTTGGCAGCGCACCCATCCATACCTGCCCCAGGTGTCCTGGAACAATCGTGTAATCAAACCCCGTGTCCACGGGCTCCGTTGAATACGACGTCAGTCCGCCTTGCCCACTCGTGAAGCTCGTAGTGTCTATCAGGTCCTTTGACGGGCCCGCAAAGATGAATTCCTGGAAGTCGCCATTCACCTCCACCTTCATCGAATTCATGGCGGCGCCATTCAGAATTCTCTGCACCACAGTAGAAGGGTCCCAATAGTCAAAGATGCTCACGCTTCCCAGGTCTGACGAAAGCGAATAGGTGATCGTCGTCCCCAGTACACCGCCGGCCGTAAGATTGCTGAACGGCGCGTTGATGACAGCCGTCGTGGCATTCGCGATCGCAGCCACAAACCGCATCTCGCCCCCGAAAGTCACACCCTGGCCCACGTTCAAACCGTGAGCCGCTGTGAATACGAGAGAGGTCTGGTTCGTAATGGACGCGATCGTGCCTCCCGTAAAGGTGACCGGCGCTGCGCCCAGGGCCGCCTGAAACAAAGGACTGTGGGTCGGAGGCAGTGTCTGGTTGGTCCACTCCGTCATGAAGGTGTTGAGCTGAAAATTGGTCTTCTTGCGAATCCGATTCGGCAATCCCACAAAGGTCCGGCTGCCGGTCTTGTCGCGCCGCGTGGTGTGCTCCAGCACCTGCTTTGCCGTCATCTTCACCAGTGGAATACGATTTTGCGTAGTCACAACCGGCACGTTGCCGTAGGACGTTTCTGAGCCCACGTATACGCGATTATTGTTGGACGAAATGTAGCACATAAGGAATTAATTCCCCGCCTCTCTTGTCTCTTCTTGTTTGCCTATTTCGAAAGGTCGACGTCAAAACTGACTTTGGCGATCTGGATGAAATTCTTCCCGCCGTGCTTCACCGGCTCATAGGCAACCTCGTAGCCGCCCGTAAAGAATGCCCCCTCGCCCCAGCTCCCGCGGTTCGCATCCAAAACGCCCGTAACCGCGTCCACATACAGCCGCAATTGCTCCTCCACCCCATCGATGCGATCCTGCGATACCCGCACCTCGGCCACCGTTCGAGCCTTCCCGGAGAAGGCGCGAAATTTTTCGGTGAGCTGGTTGCGGACCCGATCCACATACACGTGGATCACCGGATACTTCACCACCTTGGCTTTATCTGTGAGCTCAAACGCAACGTTTTGATTCACAATGTGAGCCGGCGGCAGAGGAGCTAAAGCCACCCCCGAATCGTTCGCGAGTTGACCCACAATCGTATTGACTCCGCTGTCCGTTGCGGATAGGAACTCCACTACCTTCCGCGCCGCAATACTGCCTGTCTGCGCCATTCTGTTTGCTCCCGTCTTAACTACCCTCGGATTAGATTCGAGCCGCCGGTCACGTAGAGGTCAGGCACTTGACCGTCTCCCGGCGCTCGTCCTGTCAACGGGCCAGTCTGATTCAACGTGAGCGATCCTCCCACCGCCACAGGCGAGGAGTTCTGCAGTTGCAAGCCAACCGCCGTTAGGCTCACATAGACGTTAAATCCCACCGCGCCCGGGGGAGGATTGACCGCCTGAATCACCGGCACTTGACCGTCTGCGGTTTCTATTGCCGTCAATTTGCTTGGCGCGCCTTCCTGGCCCGCCGCGGAAATCCAGCTCACTTGAATGTAGAAAACCGCGGCTGGAGGTGACCCGCTGGTGAAGGTAACCTGGGGCAAATCGGCCTGAGGAATCGGCGTGTTTACCAGTCCAATCCCGAACCGCACGGTATGCAGCCGCGCCACCCGCGACAATTCCTGATATTCCTGGGACTTCGCCTGATAGCGATCGTTCAATTGGTTGTTAAAAGCGTCCCGGTAAAACACCTCCAAGGTGTGTACCGCTTGCCACCGTTTCAACTGCGGCGTCACCACCACATCGGAGACGCCCTTCATTCTCCGCGACAACGCGGTGAAGTCCGTGGAGTGACTCAACAGAATGTCGAGGACGTCTTCAACAATTTCGTCCTGCGCCAGCCGGAGCTTGACAACCAGGTCGATTACTTCCAAATTCGCGACGTCCAACACCGCCGATTCATAAACGCGCAGAGCCTCGGTATCGTTCAGACAACCATCGGTGAGCAGCATAGCTTCGCGTTCCTTTATGATTTCTTCGGGGCCTTCGCCCGTCTTCGCGCCGGCTTGCGTGGAGCAACTGCATCCGCTTCTTCTTGCGCCGCCCTCCACTCCTTAGCCGTCTTCGCCAAAAACTGCGCCGACTCTTCCGGGCTCGCCAAGTCAACCTTCCCGTCCGCCATGAGCCGCGCGGCAAGACTTCGCGGCACCTGCGTCTTGACACCCTGGATTCCGCCATCCGTCGTCTCGCGGCTGATCACCACGGGAAACGGATCTCGAATTTCGCTTTCGATCTGTCGAAGCTTTTTATAATAGACACCCAAGTCCATGACACCCTCTTCCCGTAAATGAATTGGGGCGAGCCCTTGCAGACCCGCCCCGGCATTGCTCAAAACAGACTAACTGTTAACCTGAACCGCGAAATTATTCCGCAAAACCCCGACGCCGTAAAGCACATCGACGGTTAGCTGCTGTGCCAGCGTGTTCGGCTGGTAGCTCATGGTGACACGCATACCGAAGTTGCCGAGCTCGGCGTACTCCGCAATGGCGCCCGTCCCGGGTAGAGGCTGCGGCAACCGCCGAACCACCAAGCCGAGCGCATTCCGGGAGAACGCCATGTTGTGCGTCGCCACCGGACCGCTGCCCGTATGCTGCACGAATTGCGAACGGAAGATGTAGAAGTCTTTCATCTTGCCGACCGCGCCGTCGATCAAGGCGCGCAAACCCGCTTCGCCAGCCGTCTGGAATTCGCTGAACCGCGGAATCTGACGCAGAGCCGAATAGGTTGCCGAATCCACCACCAGATACTTGGCTGCGCTGGACGGCACCTTGGCGTTGAACAACGCCGTCTCCGCGGCGTCGACGGTGGCTTCCGTGATCGCCGTACCCGAGGTTCCTACCGGGCTGTTCGTTGTGAAGGCCGGGTAGAGACTCAACAGGCTTGCCTCGATGCTCTCCGCAAGCGCAACCACCGCCGGCTGCATGTACAGCCGCAGTAGGTCCGGTACAGCCAGAATCTTGGTCACGTCCGGAATCTGGAAGGTGGCTTCCGCGTGAGTGTTAAGTACAATCTGCGCGTTGCCGAGCGACGGGTTCTGCGTCTGCACGGTCCCGCCTTCCGCGATGTTATTGGCTACCAGGGTCGGGGGTATCGGCACGTTGATTGTGTCGCCCGCCTGCGCCAATGCTGGCTCGTAGTCGCGATTGACAAGGTTGCCCATGATAAGGTTCCCCATCAAAGCAGGCAGCGCATCGGCGGCCACCAGTTTGACAATCGCGTTCGCCACATTTGCTGATGTAATTGCTGGCATTTTTCTCCTTATGAAAAATCGACGGACTCTTCCGTCTGCTTTTTGTGATCGACCGCGGCCATCGAATGAAATCCAGAAACATGGACCGCGGCAATTCGTCGTGCTCGTTTCTGGACTGCGTAAAGGGTGCGGCGCACCCGTTTTGCGCGATTTCTTTATAGCCCCGTCCCGTGAGAGCGGGGATTCCGGACTGTCAAGTCTGAGCGCAAGACCGCGCTAGAATCCGCGCAACGCCTGCGACGCCACGCGCGCCACCTCCTGGCGGGCCCGCTCCAACTCGTCCGCGTTCATCCCCGGACGAATCCTGTCCAAATCCACGGGTGCCGATCCGGACGCGTTGCGTTGGTTCGGCGTCGCGCCTGACCCGCCCGCCAGACGGGCCGGCAGCAGTTCAGGATTGTCGCCCACAAAGCGATGCAGATAATCCCTGAGGTCCGCGCCATCCTGCGTCTGCAGCCTTCCATCCTCGCCCCTGACAATCTCGTCGCGCACGGCCTTGTAGGCGAGTTCTACCTTCGCCACTCCCAACTTCTGAAGCTCCGCCCGAATAGTCGAGCTTCGCTCCGCCTCTTCCGCCTTGGCTCGTGCGCGCTCATTTTCGGCCACCAGTTCATTCACGCGCTGCTCCAGCGTCTCTCTGCGGCGCTTTTCTTCCTGCAGCTCCGTTTTGTACGCCGGCTCGCTGCGCGTGTGCTCCGCTTTGATGAACTCTTGCAGCACTGATTGAACCAGCCCCCGCATGTCGTTTGTTGTTTCGTCCGCCATCTCAGTCTCCTTGCCCAATGTCAAGTACGAATCGTTCTAGCTCGCCTCGATCTCCGATGCCACTTTGTCTTTCAAGTCCTGGCGGGCATCGCACAGAAACTTAAGCGCCAGCTTTTTGAACATTTCTTTCTTTAGCGTCGGTGATGCCACCCCCAGCGCCAGTAAGCTCTTCGCGTCTCCCAGTTCCGTCGCCAAGTCCGCAATATCGAATTCGTCCATCCCCGTCACGCTGATACTCAAACCATCTTCCCGGGCCGCTTCGATTGCTTTCAGGACGCGCCGTATCTGCTCCTTCGCCGCATCTCCGTACGCTCTCAGGACCTCTTGCGTGATCGAAAAATCGATCTGCTTGCTTAACCCTGATTGCCGCCCTCCCCCACTCAGCGACCCGCCGGCCTGCGCCAGATAGCACACCCGGTAGATCTCTTCCTGCAAATGCACCAGGTTGTCCTGGGCAATTTGAAACACCTTGCCTTCCGGTTCCGTCCATCCGAACCGGTCATTAGGCCCCATCTGGATGTAGTAGCTTTCCCCGATCATCTGGCTCCAGTCGCGTTCCGAATAGACCACCGGCATCGAGAACAAGCCCATTGTCATCGCCCAGGAGAGCGCGTTCGACTTGTTGAAATGCTCAAGTTGAAGAGAACCCGACCGGTTAAGCATCCACAAACCCTCGGGAATGCGTAAACCGAACAGCGGTACCTGCCCCACCTTCGCGAGCCCGTGCAGTCCTTCGTCCACAAGCGCTCTCGACCCAGCGCCGCTCCCGTCCCGTGTCTCGCAATAGACCCGAAAGTTTTGCTTGTCGTAATAGGCCCACCGCGTCTCGACCCGCCAATCGGCATCCTCCACCTTGTCTTTGCGGATCGCCTTGGTCCGCAGCACCACCCAGTCGAAATTCCCTCGCTCGTCCAGGCTCCAGTTGATCAGGTCCTCCGGCGAGTACTCCACCAGGTAAGCGCGCGAGGCCCCGCTCGCGTCTTCCTCGCCCCGTGTCTCCACCCGTCCCGCCAGCCGGGGAAAGTCGACCAGAACGTAGCTGCTGCCTGTCACCAGGGCCTCAATGTACTGGCGCCGGAAAAAGTCCGATAGGCTCGAACCTTTGCGATCCGCGTCTTCCACTAACGCCGAGAAAAACTGCTTGCCGCCTTCGTTGTTCCCCTCAAAGATCAGCACCGGTTCTTGCCTGAATAGAGTCGCCGCATACCAGTCCACAATGGAGCCAATGTAGTTCTCATAGAACACGTGGCTCAACCGCTCCAGGTAAACGTCGCCGGGCTCTCTCTGCCGGCGGATCAGGTACTCCTGCGCGCAGTTCCTGAATTGCTCGCCTCCCACGTACAAGTCGCGGTACTTCTTCAACACATGCTTGCGCGTGATGTATTCCGGATGTTCGCGATCGATGTCAAACACGGTGTCTCCCTTAGTTACAGCAGCCTGCGATTCTGTTCCCCAATCGTCCGGCCCGTTCCGAATTTCTGCCACAGCAGGTAGCCCAGCGCGTCCGATAGGTGCGTCCGCCTCGGATCTTTCTCTTTGTCGATCACCTGGCTGTTTTCCTTGTACCCAACCTGCTCCAAGTCCCGTATCATTTCCATGCACCGCGGATCGACGATCAGCGTCCGTTTCCCTTCGGCCGAACACAGTTTTGAGTTCATGAGAAGAACTCTGTCTCGCACCGCCGGATTGGAGCGCGGCACTACAAATGTAGGCACTCCGTACTCGCCGCTCCGAAAAAACTCCCGCAGCATCCTTACGTCGGATTCGCCCGTAGTCTGCATCCGCTGCCCGCTCGCATCGGCGTAGATCCGCACCCCTGCCGGATGGTACGGAAACTTCCGCGCAAATTCCGCGCAGGCCTGCAGCGTCGTAGCCCGATTCAGAACAATTTCGTCCACTACAGTCACTACATCGCCCTTGATCTGCGCCACCACGGAGCACATCGGGTCGACGTTAAAGTCCAGCGCCCATTCCAGCGTCACTCGCGGATCTACCACTCCCTTGTCCACGTTCCCGGCGCGTGCGAAAGCGGGATACACCCGCCCCGCCTGCTGGCTTAGATATTCACCCAGCACTTCCTGCTGGTAAAACCGTTCGTCATAGCTGTTCTTGAGCCTCTCGTAATAGTCCGGAATCTGATTCAGTAGAAACCGGTTTTCAAACGGCTGCGCCACCACGGTTTCGTACCCCGGAATCGGCGATTCGATGAACCGCTCATAAACCCAGTCGTATCCCTTCGGAGTCCACACCGCAAAACCGCATAACCGCTTCGCCTCCGGATCCCGAAGCCGCCCCTCCAGCCGCACCCACGCTTCCTTCGATGTGTAAGTCAGCTCGTCCACCCCGAACCAAGCCAGGTTACTTCCGCGCAGCCTCTCGAACTCTTCCACCGCCCGAAAAAGAATCCTCGACTTCACCCCTCGCAGCACCACGAAATTCTCCGCCCGATTTACATCGTGTGGAATTTCATTCCGTTCCAGCGTTTCCAGCAATGCCGCTACCGTCGTGTCCCGCAGCATCGGATACGTCGGCGCGCCGATCAACCCCGTACGTCCAGGATTCAAGTAGCTCAGTCGGATGGCCTCATGGCACAAAGCCTGACTCTTGCCGGATCCAATCGGACCCGAAAATCCCTTGAAACGCGCTTTCGAATCGTGAAATCGTTGCTGCGCCGGCAGCGGCTTATAACGGATCGCTATTTCCCGGACACCGGACGCCTTTTCGCTGGCTTTTTGATCTCGGGCTGTGTCTTTTCCGCCGGTCCCTCGGGTTCCACCCATGTCACCTTGATCTCCCTTACCTCGTCGTCTTCCAGTTCCTTGTACAGTTGCACCAACCGGATGTAATCGCCTAACGAGGCCTTCACAGTGGTACCTAACGCCTTTTCAACCTTCTCCAGCAACTTCGAAACGACGTCCGCCTGCCTCCTGCTTATCCCCGCAGTCTCTGTTATTGTTTTTCCGGCCATCAGGGTAAGTTCCTCACAGCCGAAGGATAGACGACACTTCTGAAACCGGAGGGAATTCCAGGTGGGAACTGATTGCTGTGAAAG